GGTCGTTAACCGCGACGCCAAAGGAAAGAATGTTTGTGCCGCCAGCGGTAGAGCGGAGCTCTGGGTCACGGGTTAGGTTTCCAGAGATATTAACGTGATTAATTGACATGTCAAACTCCTAAAAGTATTTGTCGATGATTTTTTCAACGTCCATTACACGAGGTAAATACGAGTAATTTGACATTTCCCAAACGAGGAACTTATGTGGGAAACCTCTAATATCATCACCATATAGGACTGAAATCCAGTTACCACGAGACTTGAAATAAATGTGCTCAACACAAGCGTTGCTGCGGTCAGTCCACGTCTTCCCATAAAGTTCAAGAGCTTCACACAGTTCTTGACAGGACTTACTTCTCTCCATGCTTACCGAGCACCTCCAGAATCTCTTCTGGCGTTTTAGGCATTCCCGCTTCAGACGAATAATCATCTATCGAATGAATAATAGAGACCTCAAGCTTTAACGGGAATCCTCTTGTGACACCATATTCGATGTCACTTGGTGTTATGTAGTAAGAGCACAGACAGCAAAGTACTGACCCATCATTTAGCGGAATCCAAGTTCGCTCAGTGGTAAAACCAGAATGGTCTTCCCAAGGAATATTTTGAGCATCGAGCAAGCTGCGTAGATCCTTTGTAACTTTACTAATAGCCATGCTAATATCTGCCTTTCTCTAATTGTCTGATAATTACTTCTTATCTAGCACTCACTAAGGGATAAAAAGAAATTCCAAGTTGAAGGAACGTTTTTTGTAGAAATCAACTTGATTAAAAATTGCTAATTGCAACAAATTGCAACAAGCGTTTAAGGCATGGAACGGTTAGAGTTCTCTTTGTTCAATGGTTCTCAGGGCGTCTCCAAACGCTTCTGCCGCTCCCCTATCACGTCCAGGAAGCAAATGAGAATAGATTCTCAATGTCGTTGCTGGGTCAGCGTGGCCAAGGCGCTCTGAAAGTGTCTTCAAGTCAACGCCGCTTGCTAAGCACCAAGACGCGTGAGTATGTCTGAGTGAGTGGAAGGTGATGCCTTGAGGTAGCTGGAGAGTGCGTCTCATACGTGTAAATGACCTCGAGACGCTCGTAGGGCGCATATATGAGCCATCAAGACTAATTAACGGTGTAGAAGACTCTACAAAGGCAATATGAGCTTTCTGAAGCTTCATGTAGTCGCTAATTAAACTGATGTCCGAGTCTGTAATGGCTATGTTTCTTGATCTCTTGCCCTTTGTTGATTCTCGCCTATAAGGCTTTCTGTAAGATTCCTCAATGACAGTACCGGATAGGTGGATATGCTTGTATAGCATGTTTACGTCACTGTACCTAATGGCGCAGACCTCACCACAGCGCATTCCCGTGACCAATGAAAGCCAGGCAGCAAATGCGCAAACAACACGGGAATTAAACTCATTCTCTTGAATGGCTGTAGTAATTCTGGAATTAATAAGAGTACTTATTCCAGCGAAACCCCATTCTTCAATGGAAACAGCTTCATGGACTTCCCTAGACGGCTTAGCCACGTTAATAAGCGGATTATAGTCGCATATTCCAGCAGAAACAAAATAATTGTAAGCACCTCTCAAGAACTGATGCAGGTTAATTACACTATTTCGAGACAGTCCCTTCTTCAACAGATCCTGCTCAAAAGAGGTAAGTAAAGAGGACGTAACACTCCTTACATCCTCTTTACCAAGCCGATCGTTGATATGATTTCTAATAAAGCCTTCATGCTGCCTTGTAGTGTTAGGGCTCGCGCCGTTCCTTCGCTTAATCGACACGTACTCAAGAAGCAAGTCTGTGAGCTGCGTACTTTTTACTTTGCCATCAGAAGTAATATGTGAAGCCCACATAGTGGCTAATTCTTCAGCTTCTTTCTGCGTCTTTGCTGCGGGAAAGCTCGCATATGGCTGAATGATTTTGCCATTGAGGTTTCTTCCAAGATACAAGCGACAACACCAAATACCGTTCGAATTTAGTCGAACTTTTATTGAGCGGTTCATTATTTGCCGCCTTGTGATTCTTCGTCTTTTTTGAGACGTTCGATGTCTTTGTCAAGTAAGTCTAGCAATGTTGTTAAGCACTTCTCTGACAAACTAAGTCTATAAAGAAAGGCAGCTAAATCATTGCATATGAGAGCGCGGCTCATGAAGTTCTGATGGCTACGTACTTCATTAACCATGTCACGAATAAAAACCACGTCAGCAATACGTTGTTGTTTTTTCATTAGTACCTCTTCACATACACGCCTTTGAAGCGTCTCCACTCAAGAATCAAGCCAATCGCATTCGCCTTTCTTGAGCCGTCATATCCCAGCGAGATACCTTCATCCTTTGCGACTGCCTTGATCTCCTTCATCGTCATCTTCTCGAGACGCTCTCTGTCTTCTGCTTCTTTTTGGTTCATTAGTCTCTCCTTAGTGGCATGCTCATCACCAGCGCAACAATAATTGCGATAACTCCAATGCCAGCAACAACTGCAACGTTTTGGGTATCACCAGTTGCAGGTAGTACAGCCTTCTTCTTTACCTTCTTCACTGGCTTTGCTGGCTCTGGCTTAGGCTGTGGCTCGTTATCCTGTGGTGTTGGCACTGGCTCGGGTGTAGGCGTTGGAGTTGGTGGTGTCTCCGGCTCCGGCTCTGGCTCAGGCGTTACTGGCTCAGTTGGTCGATTGTCACCGTTACCATTGCCGCCGCTGTCCTGGCTAACAAACTGGTATCGTGAGCCCTGCGTAGTCTCGCGGCTCTTTAGCTGAATAGAGTTCGAGGTCGTCTCTGTTCCCTCGGTTTCGTAATACATGAAGTACTGGTTGCCTTGAAAGTCCACACTGGACAAGTCCCACGTGAACGTATTGCCACTGATGGCTGGCTCGGGAACGTCTATGCGCACCCAGCTTGAAGGGTCAATGTTGCTGTATGCGTCCATGTGAACGCGGTACAAACGGAACGAGCCAGGGATAATGCGTGTACCTTCTTGCGCTGTGTCCTCTAGTACAACGTTAGTGAGGTTCTCCGCTGCGTGGTTGAGTCGTACTGACCACTCGACCGTGCCGTGGTCGGTTTTGATGCCCCACTTCGCAATGACCTCGTGCTGGATAGCTCCGTAGTGCTTTGTCTCAAAGCTAGTCTCGACAACCTGCCCCGTTGCTTCATCGATAAGCCTTAGCGTGGTAGTTCCTGCCGCTGCGTCAGCCTTAACGTGAGCCGCAAGCCACAATGTACCCTGCACGTTGTCTTTGCCTTCAACCCATGACGTATATGTGATTGTGACACGTCCTGGCGTGACTTGTGCCGTTGCCATTACCTCGCCATCGGGTGCATAGATATTGAAGCTAGCCGCGTTTGTTGCGGGGAAGTCGAGAATATCCGGAATACCAAGCGAGAACGTGTCGCCCTCGTGGACTTCACCCGTCGCGCTCCAAGAAGCCATCAAGTAGATGTCTTGGTTCGTGTATGCGGAGGTTAAGTCCTGCTTGTTTTTGTCGGTGACCTTGAAACTGGTAATCGTGGTCGGCACGGTTTGCGCTTGTGCAAATGCTGGAACAAATACCAGCACCGCGAATACGCAAACAGCCAGCCATTGAAGAAGTTTCTTCATGGTTAAAGCCTTTCTATTAGGTTGTAAAAAATGGGGAATTATTTATTTGAAGCTAGTACACAATCGTGTGTACACCACGCAGCAACGATTACTGATGCCAATATCAGTCCTGGAAATGAAGTGTTATTTTTGAGCTGCTCAAAAATAAAGGAATAAGCAAGAAGAACAGAAGAAGAAATAAAGATAACGACACAAAAGGAAGCTATAAACATCGTTATCGATTCAATGAATTTTTTAAGCACTAAACCTCCCCTCTAAAAAATGAGGAATTTAATCGCTAAAATCAAAAGCAATACCAGCGAGAATACAGAAAACTAGAACAACAATATCTGCAGCACCCATTTGGACCTCCTTTCTGTTTGTAAGGTTGCTTATAAGAGTTTTTCAAGAGTCTCTTTAAGCGAGTTATAAAGGCCATAAGTAATCTTGTTTTCACTGAGATTAACCACATGTATTCCACAGGCAAGTGCAACATCACTCTCAAGTCTTGCTCCACGAGAGGCATTCCAACCAGGCAGCATTACTACTGTGTCGTAATTAGTAATTTCTGAAAGGCATCGATGCATTGCCTGTTCCCAGCTAGAGCTTGCAGGAATCTGCGCAGCGGGGTTATAGATCTGCCCAGCATCGTCAAGCGCAGCAAGCTCTTCAACAAACATAAACAAGCCTTTGTAATTCTTCATGTTAGTAATTGGTCCAGAAAGGTACACTCGTTTGCCCTTAATATCAGAGCCGAGACATTCACCATTGCTCAAATATGCCAATAAGGCGTAACGCTTGATGAGGTCAACAGCTTTCTCAACAGGATCCATTACTGACCCTCCTCACTCAACTTAATGCACGCTTCCTTCTCAAATTCTTCAACAGAGCAGATTACAGGGTCGAAATAATACGTTGGCACTAGGTACAATTTGAGAAGAACGCCGCAATGAGGGCAAATACCGTAATCACAATCGCCGTCGTACATATCAACAACTTCAATGTTCGACGTCTTGAATGAAACGGCACAATTTGGACAGAACTCATAATCTCCCGTGCTTGTATCCGGGTCATATACATAGTCCTCTAACTCTTTAATGTCTCGATAATCACGCTTTGTCATTACGGCGCACCACCCTTGATCCACAGCGACTACAATACAAGTCATCGTCATACAGGTCTGCTCCGCACTCGGAACAGACGATGTTGTTGTCAGCTTCAACTGGCTTACATGTAGGGTCGATAAGGTCGGCAAGAGCTTCTATAACTCCTTTGGAACCCTTCACTGTTCTAATGGTGCACTTGCAGATAATCAGTAATGCTTCTTCAGCGTTGTGAAAAATTCTGTTTTCACGCAGCTTCTTCGCTACTTCTTCGCGGCTAGTCATCGCTATCACCAAGACTTTCAAGCTGCTTAGCGATACGTCTTAATTCAATGTGAGGAACAACGCCTATCGAAGAGGCTTCATCTCCTAAAACACGCTTAATGCGCTGTGCAAGTAACTTAACTGTTACAGGCTCTTTGTGAGTTAGATTATGCGGATATTTCTCTGTATAAGCTACTTCTGAACCGTTTGATAAAGTAATATTTGTATCCTCAAAGAGTGTTTTGTACCCTGTGACTTTATACTCTTCTCCGTTGTTATCATATACCACATCACCAATACGGATAACCTCGCCGTCTTTATCGACTGGCAACTCTAGCATGTTCGACGTGTCGCAGAGGTTGATAACTCGGTCTTTAAGCGCTTTTAGATACTCTGTGTACTGCATAGCGTATGGCGCGCGACTACCAAACAAAAGTTTATAGAACGGCAAATCAGAGTCACCGTAACTTTTGATTCTCTCGATGGTTGCTTCTCGTTCTTGTTTAGTTAGCATTGCCGATCCTTTCGACTAGTAAAATTCGCGCTCCTATCCAGCGCATGACGGGCACTGCCATTGAATTGCCGAGCATTTTGTAACGCTGTGTATTGCTTACGGGCTTTCCGTTTGGCATGGAAACGGCCGTCCAATCGTCCGGAAAGCCTTGCAAACGCTCGCACTCTTTCGGGGTTAAGTGTCGCGGCGGCGTGAGCGAAATTAGCGATGCTTCTGCCTTCGCGTGCGCCGTAAGTGTAGGTGCTAGTTCCTCGTAACACGCAGCCTTTGAGTGGTGGCTCTCGCGGCAAAAGATAGTTGGTCGCGCACTCACGCAAATGGTCGGCGATATGTCTGTTTTAATCAATGCTCCTTTGCCCCCCCTCCGCAACCTTGGCGGACTTGCAGGGTGTATGTGCTTGCTTCTCTAAGGCTTCCTTCATCGGTAACGGGAGAGGTCGCCCGACTTTTTCGCAGCGTCTTAGGATCCCTTGACATGCTTTCGCGGTCAAAAAGTACCGCGACGGAACTGTCGTCTCCAAGATGTCCGACAACATACACTCTTCGGCGTGTTTGGGGCACTCCGAAATATTGAGCGTCAAGAACTCGCCAAGACAGACAATACCCGAGTTCAGCCAGGGCGACGAGCAGGCATCGGAAATCTTCCCCCTGCGATGACGAAAGCGCGCCTGGGACGTTTTCCCACACGAGCCAAGCTGGTTTAACTTCTCGAATACATCGGACGTATTCCCACATAAGACCGCTTGCGCCGTTAAGACCTTCGCGGTTTCCTGCGATTGAGAAGGACTGGCAAGGACTTCCGCCGACGACGATGTCGACATTTCCACGGTAATTGCTCCAATCAATAGAAGAAACGTCCCCTAGGTTGGGAACGGTTGGATAGTGTGCAGCTAAAACAGCCGACGCGTATTTGTCGATTTCTGCAAATACTACGGGCTCAAAGCCGAGAATTTGCCACGCACACGACGCGGCTTCTATGCCGCTAAAAATGCTTATGTACCGCATTACTCGCCCTGCTTTAGAAACGACGGGTTCTCGCTGTATAGAAGGTAGCCAATAAGTACGAGCGCGGCAAGGACGAGTACGTCGTACGCAATAATAGATACCGTCGCGTCTCCGCCTGTTGCGATAACGGCAATACAAGCCGCAGCAAGCACGCCAAACGTGCCTTTAAGTAGATGTTTCATTTTCTAACCCCAATCGGGCATAAAGTAAGTTTTTGTTAATCAGCCATTTTTTTCGCAGCTTCACCGCTGGAAGCTCGCCTGTCGCGCACATGCGCTCAACAGTGCGTTTGTTCATTCCCATGAGTTCCGCGGCTTCTAGCGCGCTAAGAAGCTGTTTAGTCGGTAAGTTCTTCGTTTCCGTACGCATAGCGTGCGAAGAAGTACGTTTGACCCTTGCCGGTAACTTTGGGCGTGCGGCTGATTGTCACGCTCCCGTCGGCTTTGTGAACGGCTGTCTCTTTGATGCGAAATAGTCCGAGTTCCATGGCTCGCTGTGTAGGTACGTTCCAGTTGCTACCAAAACGCCCTAAATAACCGTCGGAGCGCAACCACTCGAACAGTCGATTTTGCCCGACCTCAACGCCGTTTTGGCGCAGCATTTTAGCCAGCTCACCGACTAAACATGTGCCGTCCGCCGCGGCTACTGCGTCGGCGAAACGTGCTTTTGGCGCGAGCTGGTCTATTAGCGCGTCTTTGCGCTTGATAGCGTCGTTGGCCACGATGAGCGCGCGTGAGAGCAGCTCTTCGTTTGTCTCCGTACCGTTCACGGCGATATAACCACCGTTCGCGCGGATTGCTGGTAACACCTCATGTGTTATCCAGCGTTTGAAACTTCTTGCTTGTGGGATTTTTGAGCCAAGAACGGCTGTATATAAGCCCGGCTCGTTAATAATTGCGACGCGCTGCATGCCGCCGCGGGTACGCATTAGCTGCGTACCCTTTTCGTCCGCGTCTAATCGACGCGTCATGTCCGACGGCATACGATAACCGAGCGCGTCGGATACGTCACGGGCAACGAACCAAGGGTTGCCGCGACTGTCGGCGAACGTCGTTAGCTCGCCGAATTCTTCGGAATAGAAGAGTTGTATACTCTTATCGCCCATATTTTTCACACTTTCTCGGGCATGCCCTGTTTAAGTTGCCGCTTAAATGGGGCTTTTACTTTGAATAGACACAATGTCCAACTTCCCTGCAATTTGTCCAAGTCGCGTTTCTCAAATTGCAAAGCACTTTTATTGATCCTTTCTCTAGCTCGAAGGCTTTTAGAACAAACGTGCAAGTGTTCGGGTTGCGCTTCTCCTCTCTGAGCGCGTCGAAAATCGTTAGTTGCTGTGGCTTTTATGCCACTTTCCGAACGCTTTTGCTGCTGCGTTTGCGCTCTCGAAGCTGCCTAGCAGCCATGTATTGCCGTTATCCTCTCTTACGTAGTAATTGTCATTGAAGCGACTCTTTGTGAGCCGTTTGTCGCCGTGCCGCATTACTGTTTTATACGCTGGTTGTGCGTTCCCTACGTCAGCCGAACAACGGTTTCTCGGCTGCCAAACGTACTGCCATGCCGCGCCTGCGTTTTGTGGTACTGGCATGGCTACTCCCACCCAACAAGCTCTTGAGGTTTGACATTCAGAGCTTCTGCAAGATTGAAGATTGTTCTCATCGTAGTGTTTACTTCTT